CGACCTGCGCGGTGCCGACCTGCCTGATCTCACTTTCGTAATCCTGGGTGAGAAATACTTCATAAGTATAACGAACGGTGAATATGTACGGGCAGGATGCCAGAACCACACAGTTGAGGAATGGCGTAAATACAGTAAGCATGAAATTGCTGAGATGGATGGTCGTAAAGCTCTTAAATTTTATCCACGCTTGCTTTCGATAATTGACTTTTACCTCGGTGCTGGAGAATGGCCTGATTGGGTTAAAAACGATGGGGAGGAGTGATGAGTAATTTAGATAACGGAGGGTATGCATTCCCAATTCCGAATGCAGATTTTCAAACGTTCGCACCAAGTACGATTGAAGAATATAAGCGAGTTCAGTCAGGAATGACCTTGCGTGATTACTTCGCTGCTAAGGCAATGCAGTCACTTATTGCACGCGGAGGTGTGTTTGACGGCACAGAAATTCAGGCATACAAAATAGCAGATGCAATGCTCAAAGCACGCGAATAAGCACCTAATGACCATTTTAATAGTGGTCATTGTGAGCAATATCGCTCGTAACCAAACGAGGACGACGACTCGTTCTGGTTAATCGAAAAATCATCCCTTGATGTTATTTGCCGCTCTATATGGGCGGCTTTTTTCGCATACCAACAACGCTTCATTCGAGGCATTTTTGTTATGCAAATTAACTAAGGAGCACGCCATGCAATATCGTTTTGCCGGGTGGCCCATTGCTGGCTGCCCTTCTGAATCACTTCTCGACAGAATTACCAGAAAATTACGAACCGGATGGAAACGTCTGGTCGATATCCTGAATCAACCAGGAGTGCCGTGTAATGGATAAATCGCTTATGGCTATTCAGTCTAAATTCGCAATTGCTGTTTATCTTGGTGACAAAATAATGTATCGCGAAGCTGTAGAAGCCTTTCGCGAATGGAGGTTGAAATGATACCAGTGGATTTAGCAAGGACACCGGAGTTGAGCAGGTTAAAACGTCAGTATCACCTGACAGAGGCAATGTACTGGCGCAAGTCAGGTAATAAATCGATGAAACGAAATTGCCTTTCATTAGCCAAAAACGAGCGAATAAACAAAGGTGAATTTCTGGCTAATCCTTCCGAATTACCATTCTGAGGTGAATTATGGATTTGAATAAATTCGATGAGCCATTCAGCCCTGAAGATATCGAATGGCGAATACAGCAAAGCGGTAAAACACGCGATGGCAAAGTGTGGGCTATGGTGCTGGCTTATGTAACGAACCGGGCAATCATGAAACGCCTGGACGATGTTTGTGGCAAAGCAGGATGGCGCAATGAATACCGCGATATTCCCAACAACGGCGGCGTTGAATGCGGCATATCAATAAAGATTGATTCCGAATGGGTAACCAAATGGGATGCTGCTGAAAACACGCAGGTAGAAGCCGTCAAAGGTGGTCGTTCCGGTGCAATGAAGCGCGCTGCCGTTCAGTGGGGAATCGGTCGGTATCTGTATAACCTTGAGGAAGGTTTCGCACAAACATCTCTCGATAAAAAGCAGGGATGGCACAGGGCAAAACTGAAAGATGGAACAGGATTTTACTGGTCCCCTCCATCGCTGCCGGGATGGGCAATGCCAGCATCTGGCAATCAACCATCACCAGAAAATACCAACCAGAAATCTCCATCGGTTGACTGCGAACAAATCCTGAAAGACTTCAGCGATTATGCAGCAACAGAAACTGACAAGCAAAAGCTAATTGAGAGATATCAGCATGACTGGCAATTATTGGCTGGTCACGATGATGCGCAGACAAAATGCGTTCAGGTAATGAACATCAGAGTTAACGAACTAAAACAGGCGGCATAAATGGCTAGTAGAGGCGTAAATAAGGTGATCATCTTAGGCCGGGTCGGACAAGACCCGGAGGTTCGTTATTCACCATCAGGGACGGCGTTCGCTAACCTGACAGTCGCTACATCAGAGCAGTGGCGAGATAAACAGACTGGCGAACAAAAGGAGCAGACTGAATGGCATCGTGTTGCCGTAGTCGGGAAACTTGCTGAAGTCGTAGGGCAGTATGTGAAAAAAGGTGATCAGGTTTATTTCGAGGGAATGCTGAGAACCAGAAAGTGGCAAGACCAGACAGGGCAAGATCGCTACACCACTGAGATTAATGTTGGAATTAATGGTGTGATGCAAATGCTTGGAGGAACTGGCGACAACAAACAACAAGCAGCCGACAGGCAGTCGCAGAAACCACAGCAGCAACCATCACCAACACAACATAACGAGCCACCGATGGATTTTGATGATGATATACCCTTTGCACCAGTAACTCTCCCCTTCCCTCGTCACGCTATTCACGCAATTTAAGGACTTACATGAATCATTTAATGGTTGACCTTGAAACAATGGGCAACGGGCCATACGCGCCCGTTATTTCGATTGGGGCAGTATTCTTTGATCTGAAAACTGGAGAAACAGGAGAAGACTTCTCGGTTAATATCTCGCTCGAGTCATCAATGCGATACCGGGCGCGTCCTGATGCTTCAACCATTTTATGGTGGATGGAACAGGGAGAAGATGCCAGAAAATCGCTAACCAATGACACTCAAGAGCTTTCAACGGCTCTTTCATGGTTATCAGACTTTATCGCAAAGCACGCCAACCCTAAATTCGTTCAGGTTTGGGGAAATGGCGCATCGTTTGACTGTGTGATTCTACGAAATAGTTATGCTCTGGCCGGGCACCAAGCGCCCTGGCAGTGGTGGAATGACCGCGACGTCCGAACCATCGTCGAGCTTGGAAAGGCAATTGGGTTCGACCCTAAACGAGATATGCCATTCGAAGGAACTCGACACAACGCGCTTGATGATGCCATTCACCAAGCCAAATACGTTTCAGCAATCTGGAAAAAGTTAGCTAAATAATCACCAGGTGAAAACATGCCAGCGCCTATGTATGGTGCGGATGACCCGCGCCGATGTTCCTGCAATTCCGTCTCGGAGGTGCTGGATAAATTCAGAAAAAACTACGACCTGATAATGTCGCTACCGCAGGAAACGAAAGCAGAAAGAGATTTTCGCAATTCAATCTGGCTAGCTGAGCGTAACGAAAAAGAACTCATCAGGCAGACATCAATACGACCATTCCGCAAAGCAACATATACAAAATTCATTGAAATCGACCCGCGCCTGCGTAATTACCGCTCACGTTACGGGATGATTAGCAATAACTGAGGAATAACTCATGAAATTAAATATCGACCTCGGTAAATACGTAATTACCGGAACCAAACACGACCTTATTCTCAGCGAGAAGAAGAAAGTAACTGACGAAAAAAGCAAAAATTACGGTAATGAAGTCCTTGTGCGTTGCGGTTACTACAGCAAGTTTGAGCATCTGGTTAAAGAGTTATGCCACCGCGAAATTCTGGCGTCAGAAGCGCAATCATTTCAGGCGCTACAACAGCATATCGAGACGCTTAGTCTGTCACTGAGTAAAGCGGTTAACGACTTTGTGGAGAGCAAATCATGAGAGGCGTTTCTTACAACCCAGAAATTCTACCCGCTGAACTTATTATTAGGCACAAAATTAAACCAATGCCAACACGCGAAGAATTATTGCAGCGCAATTCATTTCCCTCGATTAACGAGAATAAATATTTGAATGCGATACTGAGGAGAGAAAAATGCAAGAGGTAAAAATTTACACCGCGTCCCCATCTGATTTATCTCCACCAGTCCAGTCTGAATCGTTCTGTGTGGATCTGGTGCTGGCGTCGGATTATCGGGAACTGGAGGCGAAATGCGCGGCACTGGTGGTGGAGAATGGGGCACTGAAAAAATCAGAGGTCGAATTCAACGATTATTGTCGTCACGAGTGCGAGGACGTTGGCGATACGTGGGTAGACGATTTCACTGAGACCCCGGCGACAGACGCCTTTCTGGCGGAGATGCGGGCGCAGGCTCACAAGGAAGGCGCTTACTTTGTTGCTAACCGAATGCTGGCCGCATGGGATGCAGGATTTATCGACGACACAGCAAAGAACGCTGCGGACATCGCACGAATGATACTGACCTCCACAGAATTTATGGCTGATGCACCGGAAGGCGATTTTGATCGCTCATTCGCCGATGGCGTTATCGAAGATATCGCCGCCCAGCTTCGCAAAGGAGTGCAGTCATGATTACGGGAACCTCAAATTACGACGAAGTGCCGACGATACCCTGCAAAATCTGCGGCGGTTATTTCAAAGCCGATGATCCAGAAAATCACAAATGCGAGGGCCAGCCCAATGAGCAACATCGACAAACAGGCGCTGCGTGAAGAATTCCAGTACATGCAAGACCATTACAGCGACCCAGCAGACCGTGCACGCCAGGTTATTTATATCGCCGCAGAGGCGCTGCTGGATGAGCTGGATAAAAAACAGCAATACATCAAACTCCGCGACCAGGAGGACGAGGATATTGCGCTTACGGTTGGGAAGCTGCGAGTTGAGCTGGAAGCAGCAAAAAAGCGCATGACAGAACAAAGCGCGATTGTAGCTGCTGCTGAAAAACTGGTTCGCTGCAAAGGTCGTTATCACAGCGAACTGAATTACCGGGCGCTGGCAAAACTTTTTGGTGTCATTACGCCGGATTTACCACCACTTGAGCATGAAAACGTTCATTACGCAGACGCTGCTGAGGTGGAAATTACAGCGTTACGCCAGCGTATTCAAGAACTGGAGGCGAAGCTTGAAACTGACGACAAGTTGCAGGATGGCGCATTCCGTGACGGCCTGAAAGCAGGGTTCAGTTATGGGCAGACAGATGACCAATCCGGGTTCACGCAGTGCATGTCTGCATATAGCACACGCGCTGGCATCAAGGTTAAGGGGGAATGAGCATGAAGATTGGTGAACATATGAAGCCAGTTATTGAGCTTCTTGAAGAATTGAACGGTAACGATACAGACGCGAAGTTAAAACTTCTTGCGCTGGTTATATCTGAATACATGCTTAATGCGGATGTCACCGGTTTTGAAGTTTCTGCCGGGAGAATGAAAGTGGCCGTTGATATCAGCGTTGAGGACTAACCCATGACCACTATTACCAAAGAACGTATTGAATTGTTCGTTAAATCGCCGCTTGAAAACGGGCTTACCCGTGGCGAACAAATGGAGCTGGCACGGATTGCGCTGGCATCGCTGGATGCTGAGACTGTGCGATACCTGAATAAATTTTCCGGTACATGCGTGACATTAGAGCAGCAGCCAAATGCTGCTGATGATGTTGCCGTGTATATACCGCTCTACGCCGCCCCGCCAGTGCCAGAACGCGAACGTATTCGCCGTGAGCACGCCGAGTGGTCAGATAAGACGTTCGGCGATGTTGGTCCAGTCGGCCCGCTTAAACATCTTTCGAAAGAAGCGCTGGAAGCCGCTGCCGACCCATCAGACCCGCTTGAATGGGCTGATATGCAGTTTTTATTGTGGGATGCCCAGCGGCGCATGGGAATTTCCGACGAATTCATTACGAGGGCGATGATTGAAAAACTGGAGATAAACAAAACACGCCAGTGGCCTGAACCGAAAGACGGCGAGCCACGACTGCATATCAAAGAGCAGCCAGAGTCGGTAGTGCCGGAGGAATGCCCTGCCGAGTTGCCATACGCACAGGTTAAGGCAGTCGCTGACCTGTACGCCCTGTGCTGGCAGTCGGGAGAAGTGGTTACTTATACGCCTGACCCAGAAAAGGCGACCATCTGGATAAATAACTACTCGGGAACTTGCGTTCAGGAATACGTGAAGCTTGAACGACTGCAAGAAGCGCTGGCAGGCAACTCTCCGGTAATTCCGGGTGGCTGGATAAGCTGTAGTGAGCGAATGCCAGATAATGATGAATCTAAACCCATCGCAATTTTTACCGGAAAATGTCTGGGTCAGGGGATGTTCGTTGCTACATACGACGATGATGGGTTCTTTGACTATTGGGAGGGTATGGAAATTATCGGTGTAAGCCACTGGATGCAGCTACCAGATCCTCCCCTTTGATAGCGAAGCTTATACATATCTTTTACATCAGCAATCTATTGTTAATCTCCAATCAATGTTACGTTGTCATCTCACTCATGCTTTGGAGGTAGTGACATGTCTTGTCCAAAATGCGGTTCTGGAAATATTGCAAAAGAAAAAACAATGCGTGGATGGTCTGATGATTATGTGTGCTGCGATTGCGGATACAACGACTCTAAAGACGCATTTGGAGAGCGTGGTAAAAACGAGTTTGTCAGAATTAATAAGGAACGCAAAGGCAACGAAAAAAGCTAATTTATTTATTCATATATGAAAACAATGTAACCAATATTCGAATTGAAGAACTGAAAGAACACCAAGCCGCCTGATGGCGGTTTTTTATTGGAGACAATAAATGTCAGGCCAGAGCAAATATTACGACTACTACATGGTAGAGGGTGAGGATGTTAAGGAGCTTATCCAGTCATACGACACCATTAACGATCAACGAAATTCAATCCTAACCACAGCCGCTGAAAAGGTTGGCGCAATCGCATGGACTACAGCCCGTAGCTGGGGTGGAGAAGGCGGACTTCTACAAAGCTTCGTTTGGGAAAAAGGATATGAATTCCCATGCCAGATAACAATCAAACGCGAGGATTTTTTGGACGGGAAGAGAGTTGTGATAGCGCGAGGAAAGGGAAACACAAAGGAAGGCCGCGCATACAACAAAGAGCTGGATGCAATCATGCATAACGCTAACGCCAAGCTAAAATCCTTGCCTGAATGGAATTACTACATAACCAACCACTACGGGATTATGCGTACAGGAATTGGTGGTCAATCGGGCCGTGGCTTTGGTTTCGTTATGTTATCAACGTACGGCGGCAAGCACCCGCAACGCGATGATTGTCTTATTTTTGCAATACCAAATAACAAAGAAGAAAGGCATGGCGTAGTTGTTATCCCTGATGCATTCAAGAAAATAACTTACGGGCAATTCTACGACATCGCTAACGCAAAAGAAGACGAAGAAGAAACAGCGGAGTAAACATGGAATCACACAGCCTCACACTTGATGAGGCCTGTGCATTTCTCAAGATATCCAGACCTACCGCCACCAACTGGATTCGCACAGGCCGACTACAGGCAACACGTAAAGACCCCACCAAACCGAAATCCCCTTACCTCACCACACGACAAGCCTGCATTGCGGCACTTCAATCTCCGCTGCATACTGTCCAGGTGAGCGCGGGTGATGACATAACAGAGGAACTGAAATGTCACTATTCCGCAGAGGTGAAACCTGGTACGCCAGTTTCACATTGCCGAACGGCAAAAGATTTAAGCAGTCTCTTGGGACAAAGGACAAAAGGCAGGCCACAGAGCTTCATGACAAGCTGAAGGCAGAAGCATGGAGGGTAAGTAAATTAGGAGAGACGCCTGACATGACTTTTGAGGGGGCCTGTGTCAGGTGGTTAGAGGAGAAGGCGCATAAGAAGTCGCTGGATGATGACAAGAGTCGGATAGGATTCTGGCTCCAGCATTTTGCAGGAATGCAGTTGAAGGATATTACCGAGACGAAGATTTACTCCGCCATCCAGAAGATAACTAATCGGCGGCATGAGGAAAACTGGAAGTTAATGGATGAAGCTTGCAGGAAGAATGGGAAGCAGCCTCCGGTATTCAAGCCTAAGCCGGCAGCAGTAGCTACAAAAGCAACTCACCTTTCATTCATTAAGGCACTCCTCCGGGCTGCTGAACGCGAATGGAAGATGCTGGATAAGGCTCCGATCATCAAAGTTCCTCAGCCGAAAAATAAGCGTATCCGCTGGCTTGAGCCTCACGAGGCAAAAAGGTTGATTGATGAATGCCAGGAACCGCTAAAGTCAGTCGTAGAGTTTGCGCTTTCTACTGGCTTAAGGCGGTCTAACATTATCAATCTGGAGTGGCAGCAGATAGACATGCAACGAAAGGTGGCATGGATACACCCGGAACAAAGCAAGTCTAATCATGCCATTGGAGTGGCGCTGAATGATACCGCTTGCCGGGTGCTGAAAAAGCAAATCGGCAATCATCACAAATGGGTGTTCGTCTACAAGGAAAGCAGCACCAAACCAGACGGAACTAAATCACCTGTAGTGAGGAAGATGCGCTATGACGCTAATACTGCATGGAGGGCAGCATTAAAACGAGCGGGCATTGAAGACTTCCGTTTTCATGACCTGAGGCACACGTGGGCAAGTTGGTTAGTTCAGGCTGGCGTTCCGATTTCGGTATTGCAGGAAATGGGTGGCTGGGAGTCTATCGAAATGGTTCGCCGATATGCTCATCTGGCACCAAATCACCTGACTGAACATGCTCGACAAATTGACTCGATTTTTGGTACTTCTGTCCCAAATATGTCCCACAGTAAAAATAAGGAAGGCACGAATAATACGTAAGTATTTGATTTAACTGGTGCCGATAATAGGAGTCGAAC